CTTTTTCAATCAATTTTGATTGATAATTACCAGTAAATTTAGTAATTGGGTTGGTCTCAATAAGATTTACGATGTCTACACTCATTTTATAGATTAATTGGAATAATATCTTTATATCGTTTTTTGCTTTAATAATTAAAAAGTATAATTAATTATTAAATTGTATATAAATATATGATACCATAAATGGTAACAAAATATTTAATTTGAATAGGCCAACCCGCCCATGCCCGACATTATGCGGAGCACGTTATAGTTGGTGGCATACACGCGGACCTTAGCAGTCTTGGTGCCCTCAACTGTGGCGTTAGATAAAACAAGTTGGAGTGTGGCGTTATCAATACGCGAGAAGTTGCACGTGCCGCTGGGTTGATGTTCCTCAGGACGAAGAGCAAAGCTGTACACGTTGATACCCTCATCAGGGTTACGTGTGTGGGCTTGGTAGGGTTGGACCCAAGAGAAGTACGAACCTTCACGCTCAGAGAAGCGATCTTGGCCGTTCAATTGGAGCTTAGCCGTGACAACAGGGTTCATGCCCCAGCAGTGCATGTCCAAAGAGGTCTCAGACAACACGAATGTGCCAGCATCCGACACAGAGGAGCCTTCTAGTCCGCGGTTTTGCCCAGATTGGAGGGCAGCAATTTCAGCCGCACTAAGACCAGCAGTGTTCAAGGGCACCTCAGGGCCACCAAAGTTGGGCTCGTTGTAGGGATTCTCAGGACCATTCCAGTATCCAGTATAGTTAGCAGGGAAAAAGTCATCGATAGCTCCGGCATCTGTGAAGAGACCACGGGCATCAATATAGGCACGAGAATCGGCAGCAACCGATTGAGGACCACCGAAAGCATGGATAGCGTTGGGAAGAGCGTCAATCGCATCGGTGTAGTTGAAGGGTTGGGCACCAAGAACCTTGAACAAGAGGGCATCGCAAGTCAAGGACGAGCAATAGTCAACGTTTTGATCAGGTTGGACGACCCAGATGAGCTCCTTCACAGGGTGGTTGAAGTTGAGCTTGATCTTGTTACTGGAAGAACCGACCGACTCATCACCTGTGAATTGGAGTTGAGTGATCAAGTACTCATGGGGGTTTTGGGCCATTCTGCGACGCTCATCCGTGTCCAAGAAAACGTAGTCAACGTACAAAGAGGCAGCAACCAACGATTGGTTGTAGGCAATTGTGGCAGGGACAGGGCGTCCAACAGCGTATTGATTTTTAGCATCATATGGTTGAGAGTTGCAGTTCAAGGTGGTAACAGCCCACAAGCACTCATCAATAGGGCGGATATCAAGATTGATCTTGACCTCATGGTATTGGAGAGCGATCAAGGGCAAAGCGAGACCAGGGTTTGTGCAAAACCAGAATTGGAGGGGCACATACAAAGTGGTCTCAGGAAGAGCGTTACGGGGTGCGCACACTTGACGGGGAGCCAAGGACGAGCAGGGGGATTCCACATCAGCAAACGAGGGGTCTGTGATGAATGTGAGTTGAGTGGTGTTACCAATCATTTGGAAATAGCCACGTTGTTGCTCTGTGGTCATGGTAAGTTGGTTCCAGATGTGCATCCAATCACCATATTGGCGATCGATTCTTTGGCCACCAATCTCGACCTCCACTTGGGCGATAAGTTGCTCACCAGGGAAATCCAACCAACGAGCATAGACACCGGTGTTTTGGCCGGTTGTGTAGTTTCCAAGACCCATAAGTTGGTTGATCTCGGGAAGAGTAACTTGTAAATAAGTGCGGTAAGCAAGATCTCCGTTTCTGGAGATCACGCATTGCACACGGCGACCGAAATCGGCTTGGCCGTTGAATGTTTGTTCGATTGACTCGATGGCAAAGTTAGTGTATCTGCGATAAGTAACTTTCCAGAAAGTAATTTGCGGATTGCCCGTGAGATATACATCTTGCTTGTATATTCCTAATATTTCTATTAGGGTTAGAGTACACCTTAAGAGTTTTCTAGTGTGGCTAGCACTTTCATTAAACCCCGACTTTCGTCTACTCGTTGAACGTTCAACTTTTATCTGCCTTTATAACTTCTTCATATGTGTTTAAATAATTTAATGCTAAATTTAATTTTTCTTCCATAGTTTTTGTTTTAGTTAAAAATGATTTTGATTTTATTATAGGATGACTTGATATTCTATATCCTTCTTTTCCACATGAATCCCTATAATGTCTTATATATTTTGGTAAATTATTGTCTTCTTCTTTTTTTCTATTTCTTTTTGGATATATTTTTCCTTTATTTTTTCCAATCATACTTTCTTTTTTTAATTGTCTTGTTTCTTCTGATTGACGACATATACTACCACCATTTGTAAGATTATAACCATTTGGTGTATATGTGTTGTAAAAATTAATATAATATTTTTCATATTCATCTAATTTTTCAACACTACAATCCAAAATTAATTCAATTTGAAAATTTTCAGGTTTATATTTATTAATAGCGTTATTAAGAAGTCTACAATAATTTCTAGTTTTTGAGTCTCTTATATGTTCTTTCCATCTATTAATATAACCCCATTTTTTACCACTAACTAATTCTTTTACACATTGACCGATGTATTTTTTCCCAGAAGGACTAGTTAGACAGTAAATTTCACCTAAATTGTTCATTTCTTTATTTTAGCATTTGCTATTTATATTGTTTTCGATAAAAGTTGCTTCGCTGCGGATTATCCAATCTTCAACGTTTTTACTATTCCACCAGTCGTTATCTGGTGGTATTGCGTATGTCACCACACGCAAGAAGTAGTTGAAGCTCTAAGGAAGTTCCCGCAATTTGGAAGTCTTGCAAAATATATTTTTTTTGTATAAATTTATTATTCTATATATTTTACTAGCGAGTTATATGTCAAATTAAAAATATTACTAAATTTGACCGTATATTTACACTGTTTGCCCATTATAGAGATATACGACCTATAATGGCAGCTCACTGTTGGTGCCCAAGAGTTAAGCACCGTAAGCGACGAGTTGCATTAATCCACCTCCCATTTTATAATATGGCTAAAGAAAAAAAATTTAAGATTTTAAATTTAATTAATTAATTAATTAATTATTTAATTAATAATAACAAAATATTTAATTAAAAAATATTTTGTTACCAAAAACTTACAATATTAAAATATTTCATGCGTCTTTACCTATGTAATCATGTTTGTTTGAAACTTTTATATAATATTATAAAATTTAACATACAATTTTAAATAAATTATGAAATCATTTTATTTATATCTAAATTGGTCTTCATAAATTTTAACAGATAAGAATCCTCAAGCACTTCTTTTTTGTTTTCGTGTTTTTTAGAAAATACATAAGAATTATTCTGTTTTTTTACAGACCATCCTTGCTCAATAGAATTGTATAGAAATGCCATTTTTTGAAATGTTACAGCGTCTATTTTAAGATCATTTTCTAAATCTTTCAAATATTCTAAATTTATTTTTATATCCATTAAAATAAAATATAGAAAAGTAATAAATAAAAATAACTATTTAAAAAATTAATTACTAAATTACATATGAGTTCTACCTTTATTTTTTCTAAAAATGAGATGAGAGAAGGGTTGTTTGGTATGATAATACTATTTATTTTTGAAACCTTACCTATATTAGAAAATAATAATATAGATATTTCAACACTAAAATGGGATATATCAACTGCTAGTTACGGTTCAATTTTTCCTAATTTATTAGAGTACAATAGTGAATATAAAAATTTAGAAGAAGTTAGTGAAAATAATAAGCAAATAATAAAATTATTTGATATAAGAAATAAATATCCTCAATATACGTTAGGGGATGATTTTACTTTACTAAATAAATTATTTTTTAAATATTTTAAAATACCTAAAGAATTAGAAGAAATATCTGAACAATATAATTTAAATGATTTTTTAGGTATTCATTTTAGAGGTACAGACAAAACTTCTGATACATTTATGAATGAGCCAATAACAAAAAATGACTTTTATATAATAATAGATTCATTTATTAAAGAAAATAGTTGTATAAAAAATATATTTTTGGCTACCGATGAAAGTGATATATTAGATTATTTAAAAAATAAATATAATGATATCAAATTTGTAACTTCTAGAAATTTTAATACAAATTTATTTTGGAGAAATAATAGTAATAGTGTTCGTAATGGAAAAGAAGCGATGATTGATATGTTATGTTTATCAAAATGTAAGATTGTATTGAAGGTTTCATCAGCACTATCTGCTTTTGCAAAACTAATAAATCCAAATTTAAAAATATATAGATTGAACGCATCAAAAATGTTTGTTGATATACCATATTTTCCAGATGCATACATTCCACTTCTTGAAAAAAATGAAAATTATACTAATGAATGTAATAAAATTCTAGATAAAATACAAGTAAGTGATTGGAGTAAATATCATAAACAAAATTTTGAAAATTTTTACTATAAACTAAGATAAATATAAAAATATTATGCGTTTTATATAAATTTAAAAATATATTTTACATTTATTACAAATTAAACAGGTTCAACTATATTATTTAAAAAGCCATGCCAAATTTTAAGCCAAAATCCAATAAAAAATTTAAGTTCAATAAAAAATCAGCTGTCACACTTGATACTAAACATAAAGAGTTTATAAATGAATTCTCTAAAGATGAAAACAACAGGGTCCCTGAATTAAAAGCAGAGAGACTTCAATTAAAGGAAAAACTAGATGAACCAAATAGTTCATTAACGATTGAACAACGCCTAGATATACAAGACCAAGTAAATGAAATTACAAATCAAATCAAAACTATTAAATCGAAAAAGAAGGAATATTTTTTGGACAATTCTAAATTTATTTTTGACTATTTTGAGAACAAAAAAAATATTTCAAATGGTATTTCTACAGTAAATGCATGTGTAGAATCAGGTAAAAAAAGCAAAATTCTAAATTCTTTTTTTAAAATTAAAAAAGAAGATACAGAAGATATTAAAAGTCAATTACAAAATAAAAATATCGTGCAAAAATATCTTTGCAATATAGATGATTCATTTTTAGATATTAATTCTTTTATATACCAGACTGATATTTGCGGTGCATGCAAAGCAGGTGAATTAATACCATTAGAAGACGAGGGTATACTGGTTTGCAACATGTGTTCCAGAACAATTTCCTATTTGATTGAAAATGAAAAACCTTCCTATAAAGAACCACCTAAAGAAGTCTGCTTTTACGCTTACAAAAGAATCAATCATTTTAAGGAAATTCTCTCTCAATTTCAAGGTAAAGAAACAACTCAAATACCGCTAGATGTGATTGAAAATATAAAGTTACAAATTAAAAAAGAGAGAATCGAATTGTCACAAATTACAAATATTAAAACAAAAGAAATTCTTAAAAAGTTGGGCTATAATAAATATTATGAACACATACCATTTATTAAAGATAAATTAGGCATTAAACCGCCTGTTATGTCACCTGAATTAGAAGAAACACTCTGCAATCTTTTTATTGAGCTGCAATCACCCTATTCCAAATATTGCCCAGATGACCGTGTAAATTTTTTAAATTATTATTATACTGCTTATAAGCTTTGTGAACTTTTGGGCGAAGAACATTATTTGCAACATTTTCCTATGTTAAAAGATCCAGAAAAGCGAATGGAACAGGACGAAATATGGAAAAAAATTTGTCTTGATTTGGATTGGGAATTTATACCTACTATCTAATTATTTGGCACTATACGGGAATAATTTTAACATATTAGTGTTGTAAACATTATAGTTTGGGTCATTACAATTTGCACCATACCCTCTACCAAATAAAGTGCCGCCTTTTTTATTTCGACGACTTTTACGGTTTCTAATTTTACGTCTCTTCCCTCCATCTTGGTCATCGTCATCTTCTGTATCAGTAAAACCATCATCTGGATTTATTCCCAAGTGTTGATACGTTTCGTTCATATATTGCTGAGCAGTCTTGTTTGAACCTTGAAAATCAGTTAATAATACATCGAAACCAATTAATGGTTCGGTCATGTGTAAAAAATCTCGGGTAAATCCTTGACCTAATAATTGTTGCATTTGGTCAGGAGTATACGCACCACCTTTCATATATCTTTTAGAATTTCTTCTTCTAACTTTTCTTGTTTTTCTTTTACACATATTTTTCCTAGATTTTGCCATTTATATAATAATAAAATATTACAATTATTATTTTATAAAATTTAGTTGATTTTGCATATCCGTTATTTCTTGTTTTTTGTCATTTATTTTATATAATAATATATCCTTATCATTTTGGTCTTTTATAAGGTTATAATATTTTTCTAATTCTTCTACTTGAACTTCCAAATCTTCTATCTCTTCTTCTATTTTGTCAAATATATCTGTTACGCATTTAATATTAGTTTGGCGTAAATATTTTGGGTAATCCAAATATGTTAAAAGTCCTAAAATCTCGTATATTTCTGATGATATTTTCATAATGTAATATATACAAAAATGTATTTATATATTAAATTTGTTTATCTCCATTCTTATCATAAATCCAAATTTCATATGTAAATCCTAAAGCCTGTGCTGCTTTTTGTTTTTCTAATACATTATTTTTTTCTTGATTTGTCCACGTAGATTTTACTTCTATGCATCTATTTTGTGATGTAATATAAAAATCTACATAATGACGCCTCTTTTTGTTATTTTTATCCGTATACCATATTTCGGGTACATCTTTTCTACATGTAACTATATCTTTCTCTTTTATTTTTTCTACAAATAATAATTCGTCTAAAGCAAAATTCTCATATCCTTGATATAAAATTGTATTTCCAGATGGTAATTTATACTGTTTCTTATTGTACGCATTTTTCAACATAGTATCTGCTACTACCGCATTTTGTGAATGATGTTGTACTCCGTATCTCTCTAAATTTGTTTGTATTACTTTGTCTTTATATTCTTGCGTTTGGATATAATGTTTGACTCCGTATTTTTCCATGTTTGTTTTGTAATATTTATCTCTTATTTCTTTATTTTGTTGTGGATTCTCTACACCATATTTCAATAGATTTGTTTCTTTAATTTGATTTCTAACTTTGGGACATTTTAGATGCGATGAAAACCCAAAATGATTTATACATGTATTTATTTTTTTGAGTTTAATTTCTTCCAATTGAGAATTATGTTCAACACCATATTTTTGAATTGTAGTTTGTTTTTGTTTTTCTTTCAATTCTTCACATTTCATAGGATTATCAACTCCATATTTTTTCATATTGGTTTCTATTATTTTTACCTTTCCATTTTCTTTGCTACAATTTTCACAATAAGCATTTATTTTTAAAAGTTGTCGAAAGGTTTTACTAAAGGTGTTATTACAATCTTCTTGTAAACATATTCCTTGAATTATCGTATCCCTATTAATAAATGTATTAGTATAATCATCTACCAATAATATATTATTTATATTACAAAATTCAATTAACATATTTATATCATATTTTACTTTTGATTCCCGTATTTTGCTACTGGATATGTCTTTTATACAGTTTTCACAATAAGCTCCAGTTTTTACTAATTGTCTAAAATTTTTGTTAAACCAATTACAACAATTATTTACACATTTTCCTTCAATATAGGAATCTCTATTTACTACCATATCAGCATAATCATGTGATAATGTAATATTTTGTTCGATACAGTATTCTCTAAGTGTTTGATTATTATATTTCATTTATATAATTGTACAAATGTATCTAATTTGTTTTATTCAAAGCATAAATTTTATAATTTACTAAATAAAATTTATGTCACACCATATATGGTTTAAAATCCCCCAGGGAAATGGACGAGGTTCGCTCCAATACCAAAGCCAGCTCCCGAACGTGCACTAACTCCGATCGATGGCACATACGTGTCAAGGATGCTAAATGTAGCCGCGGCGGTTAAAGCAATCAAACCAATCTCTTCAATATTCATCGAACGTTTAGGAATAGCATAAGCAGCAATGGCCACCATTAAGCCTTCAACAATGTACTTGATAATTCTCTTAACAAGTTCGCCAACGTTAATTAAACCGTTCATCATTATATTAAATAATAAGAAAAAAAATATATATATTGCGATAAAAAACTTAAAATTAAATAAATTAATTCAATAATATGGAACGTTCTAAAGCTAAAAATACCAAGAAGTCGGGCTTTGAGAGAAAAGAAGTAAACGGGAAACAAAATCCTAAATACGTGGATTTACTTGAGGAGGATAAACCTATCGCTGGACAAAAATTTGTATGTGTCTCTTTTGTTTCACCTGAAAATATAATAAAACAAAAAAATGTATTCTTTTTTGAAGAATTCCTAAAGAAATGGGAGTTTAACAAATCGATGGAAAAGTTTTTACAATTCCTAAATTTCCTTTCTTACAAATATAATATTTCATTTGATGATGTTTCGAATGACTTTAAAGATTTTGTTAAGGAAGAAAAAGAAACATTAGCAAAAATATCTATGGAAGACGATTATAAAACCTTTATCGATAATCATGAAGAGGAACTTGAGAAAGAGTTCAATCGTTTGCACAATTTTCAAACCTCTACACGTGGGTTAAAAATAAGAGGTGCTTACCCCACAATAGAGGAAGCTGAATTGCGATGCAAATTATTGCGTGAAATTGACCCCAACCACGACATTATGGTAGGACCTGTTGGCATGTGGATGCCATGGGAGCCAGAGGCTTACAAAACAGGCCGTGTTGAATACATGGAAGAGGAATTGAACCAATTAATGCATGAAAAGTCCAAAAACGAGTCAAATGCCAAGAGTGCATTTGACCAGCGTATTAAGGAGACCAAAAAGAAGGCTATTGAAGAAAACATTAAAAACGCAGAAAAATCGGGAAACACTTTATCGCAAACTATTGACGAAGAAGGCAATCTCGTTGGTGTGAATAATGTTAATACGCACGAATTCGCATTAAAAGAACAAGAAAACATTTCGACTGCGGATATTTGCAAGGAATTATTCAGTGGTGAAAATGTTGTTGTAGGGAAAACAGATTATGGACAAAGTCAGTTATTGAGTGGACCATTTGCTAATACTAATACTAATAAAAATGACGCATAAAATTCCAAAATAATTAAATATTTAAAAGTTAATTAAATATTTAAAAAACTTAAAGATTAATGCATAATAAAAATATAATGAAAATTTGTTATATTATTTCAACGTGTGACGCAAATTTAAAAACAAGAGTTAAATATCAATTGAGTTCCTTTCTGAAATATGTTAAAAAGGAAGATATTTATTATCTAACCTCTCAACCAAACGTGGAGGAAAGACAATTCGGTTGGTATAGCATGGACGACAAAGTGAACTTGACTTGGAAGTATATTCATTTTATTCATAATATGGATATTACCGATTATGATTGGTATGTGTTTATTGAGGACGATACTTTTATATTCAATAATAGAGTAGAAAGATTTTTGAATAATTATGATTCAAATGAAAATTATTATATTGGTAATCAAACGAATTATCATACAAATGACAAAAAATGCACATATATGTCAGGCGGATCTGGTTTTATTGTTTCTAAAAAATTATATTCTGTGATTCATGAACAAATAAAAACTGTTGGTATTAATAATTCGTATAAACATGAAAAACCAGATATTTGTTTTGGACTATGGATACAAGATATTATTAATAATAATCATGTCAAACAAGTAAATAATTCTAATTTTTATCCTCAATTACATAACAACGATGCAGAAATTGAAAACGCGATTACATTTCATAAAGCTAGGGAACAAGAACATTTTGATTTTTATACTTTTTTCCTGGATAAACAGCAAGATAAAATTGTAAATGTTACTACAAATGAAACAAACATAAATTCTTCACTGATGATCAAAACCGTATTTGTTCTAGTAACAGATGAAGGATATTTCAATAAAGCAAAAAGAACAATAATAGATTTAAGAAGTAGAGGTAATTGGAGAGGTGATATAGTTTTTATCACTATAAATTTTAATTTAAATTCAAATTTTAAAGATTATTATGATATTATTGAAAAGAAATTTGATATAATAGATAAAACACAGTTACTCGATAAAATAGGTCTCGGTGGTTTTACAGATGCGATGGTTGATAAAAGAGAAATTACAAAAATGTATCAATGGGAAAAATTACACGCGTTTGATGATTATTTTAAGCGTTGGCAAAGAGTTGTATTTTTAGATGCCGGGTTGCGTGTATTTGATGATGTTAAAAACGTGCTTGATTTAGATTATAAAAATAAAATTTTGGCACAAAAAGACGGTAAATTAGACAATTACCTCTTGTTTAGTACACAGATAACTAAAGATAAACCAGAATTGATTGAAACAATTAAAAATGATTTTGGCAATAATGTATTAGATTCGCATTTTATGCTTAATTGCATGTGGGTATATGATACTAATATTTTAAATATATGTAATAAAGCCCAATTAATAGAAGCGATGAATAAATATACTTGTTGTAAATCAAATGAAATGGCTATTATGAATTTGATGTTTCATTTTAAATACAAACTTTGGGAACCTTTTCCAGCTAAAACTCCTAACAATAAATTTTTGTTTGATTGGTCAGAATTAAATCAAGAATATCATACGACTTGGAGGGACTATTGTTTTATTAAATATCCATACAGTATTAATTTTGATGATATGTAAATAAAATTGAAAACTTTTTATAATAAATTATTGTTGATATAATTTATTATAACAAAATCATTACACCTTTTCTCATTTAAAACGCTCATATTTTACTATGTTAAATTATAATATTTGGATACCAAATAGTAGAATGTTCTGTATCCCCTTCAAAATCATATTGATTATTTGTGTTTTTTGTATAATAGTATACAGCAACCGATTGCCTACGTATATTTTCAGGAGTATTTAATTTTTCAGGATGTCCATGAATACTTTTATTTGAGGTATTAAATATAACACATCTATTTAAAATTGGCAATATTTTTTTAACACAAATATTTTTTTCTTTATCACAAATACATAATTCTCCTTTATATTCTTCTTTCCATTCTGGGTTCATATAAATCAATAAATTAATTCTTCTGTCTAATTTACCATACTGATTAAAATATGAGTTAAAATCAGTATGTAACTGTAAATATCCACCATTTTTTATTCGGTGTATTCCTGCACCTTGTAACGATATATCATTTGTTATTAGGTTTTCAATTCCTGAAATTTTTTCTAAATATTTTATAAATTCCGGGCTGTTTAATTCTATAAATAATTTTGTTAAATAATCACCATAATTTAAACTAAATGCATATTTATTATATTCATATGGAGACGTTGGATCTATAAATTTAGAATTAGCGTCTTCGTCTTCCAAATTGTTTATATTTAATAATATATTATCTAATACATCATTTTTTAAAAATTTATCAATAATTGTATGAGGAAATGGATAATTCTCATAACTAACATTTCTCAAATTGTCTTCATTTATGAAATTCATTTATATAATATACTAAAATTATATTTTTTATAAATAAACTTATAATAAATGGCTGCTTTAAATGAGAAAAGGTGTAAATAGTTAATTTGCTTTTAAATTTAAAAGCGTTTACCATTTATTCGCCTTTTTTACACTAATTTTAGGTCCAGCACCACGTTTCTTAATGTTATTAGGGTCGTATTTCTCATCTTCATCCTCGTCATTCAAGTTTTTAGACAATTCCCAAAACTCTTTGGAGCCCAAACGGAAATCGTTATGGTTATCTGCTTTGTACCAGAACACTTGGTCATGCAATTTGTTCGATTTGGAATTGTTGTTTATAACCAAACATTCATAATTTTCGGTGCATTGGTCCATCACTTGACAAAAGCTCTCAAACGTGGGAAACATTCCTGCATAATTCTCATAAATACGCTTCCTATTAGCGATGTAATTTTCTCTCAAAATAAAAACATAATCAATATTTGTTCTAAGGGTGGGAGGTATGCCAAGAGGATATTGCATTGTGATGACTAACATCACCTTCCAGTGACGGCCATTCATAAACAGTAATCGCATTAACTTATCACGAGACCAAGTGTTATCATATAAGCAGTCATCTAATATAACAAAAGCACGCGGGTCAATCGTACTTCTTTTATAGGTTTCCATTTCCTTTTTAATTTGCTTCAATACGGTTCGCTGTCGTTTCAATATATTTTCAATAATCGCACTATTATATTCATTATGAACAAAGAGCTTTGGCACCATTTTTTCATAAAATCCGTTTCCTTCTTCCGTGCCAGAAATGACAGTACCTATTGGAATATCTTGTTGATAATATAACAAATCTCTTACCAAGAAAGACTTGCCCGTATCACGCTTACCAATTAAAACAACCACAGGACCCTTATTTTCATTTGGTTTAAAACTAATGCCTTTCATATCAAACTTTTTTAGTTCTAAAGTCATTATTATTAGTTTGAGAAATTATTATTTATTTATTACTACGCAAAATAGATTTTTGGTTTTATTTTATTATTTAATTATATTACAAATATAATAAGTTAAAAACTCATATAATTTATATATTAATTAGCTAATATGATAAATTTGGATTATCAAAAAAGAAAAAACGCTGAGCTTTTTAAAAGTTTAGAAAATCCCGAATCACTTTTTCTCTCTAATTGTCAAAACTATATACCCATTTATGAAAGATTTTTTGCTTTGAATGAAACCAATTATAATAATATTAATTTGAATCACAAATGGTATATTTCAAGCGTAAATGAAAAAAGCGAATATATTGAAAATTTATTTTCATGTCGAATTAAAAATATAAATACAAACAAGGTAAAAGAAAAGGATGTATTTTTTAAACTGGCACCTTTGTTAGACCCTTACAAGTATTTAATAGGTAAATACAACAGTAGCGAAGAACACATGTTTAATTTACCTAATATAAACTCAACAGCAACGGATACAAATCTAAAAATACTTGATAAGAATAATTCTGCATATGTAGATGCCTTTTACATATTCTTAACTAGTAATTTACTGCAAAAACATGATTTTATTCATGGTGTTGATTTTTATGGTTCGTATTTGGCTATAAAAAAAAAATTTACAATAAATATCTTTGATGATATTGATTATTTGAATAATTCAGATTTTTTCAACAAGAACAAGAACTTATTGTTTACGGTTGACAATTATGAGCATTTATTTCAAGAAGAAAATAAAAAAAAACCTATTTTAATTGATAAATTAAGTTTGAAATCTAATATATCCGTTCATTCTTTTAATAGTGATGTGTTTGAAGATATTTTTGAAGAAAACGATGGCGAAACTGAATTAGATTTGGTTGATATTACAAATGTGAATTTAAATGATATTAATAATGCAAATAAAGAAAATACAGAAAATAATGTTACATTAAAATCTAACTCTACGTGTTCTTCTAGGTCTTCTTATACAGACCCTGATTCTGAAACAGAGAATGAAGATGGAGTAGACGACTCTGGAAAGGAATCACATGAAAAATCAGGGTCTGAATCGTGTTCTTTCAGTACAGAAGAAAGTGACTCAATTGAAGAAGAGAGAATTAATGCTGTTATACCCAAATTCCCTGTTCAAGTTATAGGTATGGAAAATTGTGAAAATACATTTGATGATTTAATTTTATCCGAAGATTTAAAACCCGAACACTGGTTTTCTGCATTCATGCAAATTATTATGATTCTAATTACATACCAAAAGGCTTTTAACTTTACACATAATGATCTTCATACCAATAATATCATGTATAATGAAACAGACAAAAAATTCATTTATTATTGTTACAAAAAAAAGTATTATAAAGTGCCTACTTTTGGAAGAATTTTCAAAATCATAGATTTTGGAAGGAGTATTTATAAATTTAACGGAAACCTCTTTTGCAGCGATAGTTTTAAAAACGGTGGCGATGCTGCTACCCAATATAATACTGAACCTTATTTTAATGATAAAAAGCCTAGATTGGACCCTAACTATAGTTTTGATTTATGTCGTCTTGCTTGTTCTATATTTGATTACCTAATTGAAGATATAAATGAAGTAGCAGATTTAAGTAAATGTGATGACCCAGTAAAACGTTTAATAGTTGAATGGTGTTTGGATGATAAGGGCATTAATATGCTTTATAAAAATAATGGAGCTGATAGATATCCTGAATTTAAATTGTACAAAATGATCGCAAGATGTGTTCACAATCACACACCTCAAGCTCAGTTAGAGCGTCCTGAATTTCAAGCTTTTGCAAAATTTAAAGGAGAAGTACCTGGGGATGTTATTAATATTGACAATATTCCTAGTTATATCTAAAATTTTAGCATGTAAATTATTTTATTGTGTAGCAATTCATAATACTATTATATTTATATATATTATGAATTCTTTTGGTTTTATAATAACAAGACATGTAAACTCTGAAAGAACAAATAAGTACTGGAACCAGTCTGTAAAATGTTTGAGAACTCTGTACCCTTTTACAAAAATTATTATTATAGATGATAATAGCAATTATGATTTTGTTAAAGCTGATTTTGATTATACAAATGTAGAATTTATTCAATCTATATTTAAAGGCAGAGGTGAATTATTACCATATTACTATTATATTAAAAATAAATTTTTTGAGAATGCAGTAATTTTACATGATAGTGTTTTTTTCCACAAAAGGGTTAATTTTGAAAAATTCTTTGGTATAAATGTAATACCATTATGGTTTTTTTATCCAGACAAAGAAAATGTAAACAATACACTAAGAATATCCAATAAATTGGCAAATTCGTATCCAATACAGCAAAAAATTTCATTAAATGACAGTTTACTTGGGCTTCAACATACTAAATGGTATGGATGTTTTGGTGTACAAAGCTTTATAAATCATAACTTTTTAATTTATTTAGAAAATAAATACAAATTAACAAACATGATAACAGCTGTTACTTGCCGTATAGATAGGTGTTCATTAGAAAGAATATTTGGATGCATATTTTTTACTGAAAATAATAAAATTCACAGTAGAAAATCAATATTTGGTGATATTATGAAATACCATAAATGGGGTTATTCTTACGACCAGTATGAAAACGATTTTAAAAACAGAAGAATTCCCAAAGTGGTTGTAAAAGTATGGACTGGAAGATAATATAATAAATTCCAAAAGTAACTTAAAGAAAATATTCATTTTTTCGTTGGGAAAGTTTTTTCAGAAAGTCAAAAATGGACAAAAATAAATGTCCAAAAAT